GTGTCAACCCTTAAAACCAAACTGTTTCTTCTTTCAAGCACGTTTTTATATCTTCTATAGCAGAAGGAACACCGGATGCGACAACGCCGTATAGAAAAACTACAATTATCCATATCCAGCTTAGGGGATGGACGAGCCTGATTTTCTGATCTGCTTCACCCCACCTATCTTCTACCCACGAAATAACACCCAAAAGAGTAAAAGCCCGAAGTAGAGGCATCCTATCCATCTTATCTTTTTTTGTTTGATGGAATTTATTCATATCAATATCCTTTTTCATAGATACATATTATATCTGTTTAGTCGTTTTCATAGATTTCATCCCGGACTTGAAGTTTTATGGGTTCGCATAAACCATGGATTCGTTCCCATACTGGCATAAATACTAAATTCCAGCTTGGAATCCAGACTTCAAATTCGTCGTTAGCTTCCAATAGTAGATTATTTAATATATACTCGATTTGTTCAAATTTTCTCATTTCTTGCATCCATGACTTGTTTCCATAGTTGATTGGCGGTTGTAATAAACGCCACGAGTGTGGCAACTTCTCTCATAAGTTGATACCTTGCTTTAAGTTCAATGGTATGTTTTACTTGTTTACGACTTTGGTGATTAATGTCAGGGCTTTTTCTCATTAATACAATTCCTTACTTTGCGGTATAAACCTACTCTCAACTATTTGTCTCACCACTTGTTGCCAGACTTTATCTCTGACTTTATCTGACATTAAAGCCCACAATGGACCCGAGACTTCATACGGGATCTTATAATAGAAATGCGATAAAGATCTATATGCTACTTCACTACTTGTTCTCATAGATTTCATCTTCTATCGCGCCCTTATATCTGAGAATTGACTTTGCCATAGCGCCGTTATAAACTCCTTTTAAACTATGCTCCGCTGATAACAAGACTTTAATATGTATTCGGTCACTTACTCTCATTTCTTGCATCCCTAACTTGATCCCGTACTTGATACCGTACTTGATCCCGTACTTGATCCAATACTTGATTCCTGACTTGAACCGATGCTTGATCCCGTACTTGATCCCGTAATTGATCCAATACTTGATTCCTGACTTGAACCGATGCTTGGACTTGATTCCTGACTTGAACCGATGCTTGGCCCATGATCTGACTATTTGTTCTCATTGAAGCCGTTTGAGATTTTACCAAAATACTCTCCTATGGAACTTGGGTTGCTAATGACGCTATAAATTTCCAGCCAGCCAATGAAAAACAAAACTAGAAAAACTGCTGCCCAGAAAACTACGGCGATATTTTTATGCATGTTTACTATTTTCCTCGGATAAGAGCTGCGCCAAGTCCTACGCCCATTGCAGCTACCCAAATCATAATCACTGCTCCGAGCCAAGGCCAGAAACCTGAGAATGCTATCATAATAAATTGGTCCATTTTTTATTTCCTTTATAGTGTTTCTAAAATATTTCAACCTGGCAGATTTGATACAAATCTGCCTAGCCAAATTCTTTTTGCCATTTCCTCATCGAATTGAGCGACAACTTCGACCATATTTGTTTTTAGTGAATAGCCCTGCCTACAAGGACATAGATAATCGCCTTTACTCGGCCCCATACATCCGCATGCATCAGAGTAATATCTGTAATTATGTAGACCACTTTCGCCGTCTCGCGAGAAGATTTCTTTTGCTCGTTTTACCAATTCTGGTAAAGAATATTTATCAAACATTTTCAGATCCTTAATAGTGTTTCTTCTTTCTTCTAGTAATTGTGCCGCAAGTTCGGGAACAACTCCAAAACTTTTCATGAGGGTATTACATTCCATACATCGACCTACAGTAAAAGTACTATCTGTACTTGTAAATCTTTTACCTCCGCATTCGGGACAAGATGGACTGGACATTTCAATTAGTTCTTCATTAGTAAATTTCACAACAGTCCCTCGTTTTCCCACATATCCACGACATAAGACTTCAAGCCCCGTTCGCGTTCGCTAAGGGAGGTGACCTTTATAGAAACGCCAATCTTACGCAGCTCGGAAGAGAGCTGCACGGCTTGTTTTCTAAACCAGTTAGGCTGCAATACGCAGTCATACCGACCGGAGCCTTTCAAACAGGCGATGATTTTTGGAATAGCCGGTGGATAACAGGAATGCTGCTCTAGGATCTCGACTAGCTTTGGAGTTGAAATGTCACCAAGGCTCGTGATACTGACCGCATCACCCTTTCCATATCCGTATGGCCCGGTTAGCAACTTCATATCATATCCAAACTTTCTAGTTGCCTGATTGTGAAAGGTGTATTCGTGTGGTGAACAAAGATACCACCACCGTCAATCCATCGCTGACTGTGCTTCAGAAAATCATCAACCAAAACATCTCCAGGCTGACAATAATCTACTTTATCTCGGGACAAACAAGTAACCATGGGGACGCCAGGGAAATAACAATCACGCCATCGCATTTTTTGGTGAGCAGCCCAATCACCGCGGGGACAGCCAGTCAAGATGATTGGTCGAGTATGCTTGACCGCTTCATACAATTCAACAGCATCTTCCATGAGAGGTAGGCTTTCAAAATAATGAGGCGAGCTTTCGATCAGTTTCCAAAATTCCTTGGATCCATGGCGATCCTCAAAGGCATGTCCTTCTTCACCTGACAGCTCCCTAAACCCACTATCAAAATCAGCAAGAACTCCATCACAATCTAAAAATATCTGTTTCATTTTTATTCCTTTTTAACTTTCTTCTTGAAGTGCTTCTTCAAGATACGCCGAGATGAATTGATCTTTAGGGATCACGTCGTTTTCAACTCCGGCATCGTCGCAGATTGACCGAACTTCATTGAAATTTGTACGGCTAACTGACGGCACCCAAATGATGCGCTTGAATCGCGCCTCGATTGCGGCTTCAGTATATTCGATCATTTGATTTCGGTTGATTCCGGTAGTATAAACAAATAGCGTGGAACCACCCGTACTGTTGCGGAACTGTTGCATGAGGTCCACAGTCTGCGGCTTCGAGAGTCGTCCTAGATTTACGATGTAAGAATAAGATGCATGGAGATTTTCTACCGTCCACTTATCTATTTCCGGATCATTTTCAATCACGAGAAGTTTCGAACCTTTCACGATAGTCAAATGCTCCATTGGTTTTACCGTGAACTCTTTGCCGTCGCAGATCAAATCGCGTTTGCCTGGGCGATAACCACCGTTGTGATTGATAAGAAGTACTTCGTCTTCTTCCAGTTTATCCCACGCTTCGAACATATTCGTCGCGAACTCCCTACAAGCAGCATTAAAAGCAAGAAGTGGAATTGCACTTCCGAGTCGCATTTTAATGAATGCCATCTGCGTGATGCCAGCCATCATTTCAAAGTTTTCATGATCCCAACGGTCGACAGGAATTGCGTCGCGGATCAAACTACCAATTGCGTCCGTGCAGAGTTCACGCTGCCATTCGAGCAATTCAATCAATTCGCTGTGATTATACACAACGTGATAATCATTACCTTCAAATTTGCCGATATTCATAGTCATGGTCGGAAACCTTTTGATTGTGTTTATAGATTAACTATATACTATAAAGAATAACATGTCAACCGATCTGTCTTTTTAGAATCTCGATTTGTTCGTCTGAAAGTCCTTCGATCATATTCTTGACTATAACCTCATTTGCTTCAAAAGCTGAGGTATCAACTTCTACCAATTCAATTTCGTACGAGAAAATTCGAGGATTCAGGATGCTGTGTAGATTTTTCTTCGCATCTCTCAACCACGAGATAGCTTCGAGTAGATCGGTAGTGCTATCGGTGATGTAAGTACTGACATATGGATATCCAGAAGCACTATCAACCCCCAAATATCCCGCATTTCCGTCGACGGTACTACCCGCGACTACATATCTTTTTTCTCCTACGTTCATCAAACTATTCCTTCGTGTTAATGTTAATATTAAACTATACCATAAAAAGAGGTGTGTCAACCACTATAATTCCCTAATCCTTTTTCATCGCATTTACCATCACATTCTCCACCGTACATATATTTTCCGCAGAACCCACACCGATCATCAGTAACTGTATGAAACAAATTCGGCAGAGGTTTTACAGTAATTGTTTTCCAACTGTCCAAGCCAACCCCATCGTGACAGTCATTAATAATCACTTCAAGACCTTCGGCGTTCCAGAACTGGATAAAAAAATCCCATATATCTTGGTCTGCGGCATTTCCTTTTCGAGCAAGTTCCAACCATTTTTCTTTATCGTAATTATTAATTTTTCTCACTGGTACTTTGTTATCTTCAATTTGAAGTATTAAAGAACTTCGGATTTCTTGAATCCATATTGCAGTTCGTTTGCGCTCGTTACGAATTTTATCCATGTCTGCAATATGTTGAGCAGTAGCGGTTTTGATTTGAGCACGTTCTAGTTCTTCGAGCGTTTTCTTTAATATATCGCCGAGTTTTATTCCATGACTAGGCATCATTTTCTTCTCTCCTCTTCAAGGTGATTTATAAAATTGTTCATATAGCCGATGATCTTTTCTTTGCCGACAGGGTTCATGCTGTGAACAGTAAAGTAAAAATTCTTCGGAAAGTCAAGTGAGTTGTCCAGAATGTAATCGCACAGCCAGTGAGCAAAATCGTAGCCAGTTCTATCGCCTTGTCCGACTACGTAGTTCTCTTCTGCCAAGTCATGATCGAAATTGATAGCTTGCGGGATGCCGTAACGCTCGACATAGAATATCGCATCATCCATGTTGCGAGCAATCAGCACAAGTTCATCTTTCGAGTAGCTTACATTCGCTTGCTCGAGTGTTCGGATATCATCGAGGAATAGATACCATTCCATTATGGGCTCCTAAAGTTGATAGCGTTTTCAATTTTAAAGCAAGGCACTTCGGTAATTCCAAGCCTACTGGCTCCTGTGATTATTGCAAAGCACAGCCCCGTAGTTTCATCTTCATAAAATCTCAGAGTGTCTATAAAATGTAGTTGGCTGCTTACAGTACTGTCAACGGGCGGAGAAACAATATCTTTGTCATTATAATTTTCACCATAAGCAACATAAAATGCAACTACGCACAAAGCAATAGTTAATGTCCAAAGTAAACCATTCATCTTTCTACTCCTACAATATTCCATTCTCCAAAATCGCCATAGTAATTATCTTTATATCTGCACTGTTTAAGTTCCAAAGTATTTGTACCCGAAAGTTCACTCACAACCTCAGTTTCGAACATTTCACATTCCGACGTCATCTGCATTTGAATTGCTCCAGGCGACACGATGATCAATATTAAAGGAAAAATGCATAGTGTTACAACAATTCCAAACATGCTTTCATACACCTCTACAATAAATTGACCAATGATATACAGTAAACACATCAACATAACGCCCACGATCACCCACGGGATAAACCAAAATGTGTCAATTAGCATCTGGCCATCGAGCGCCCAGAACAATGCTTCGTTTACCCAAAGTAAAGTATCTCTAATCATATAAATTTCCTATCTTTCCATTAAACCACTCTTCCAAAAGAAGAATATCCGGCATATAGTATACACCGTCTTCTATAAAATCATATGCTTCGAATGTAGTATTGTGTACAGTAAAACTTTGAAATGCCTGCATTTCATCGTATGACATTTCCTTTGGAAGCTCGGAATATTTTTTCAACCATTCTTCAAAGTGAACATAGAAAGCTTCAATTGATTCATATGCAACTGCCTCTACTATAGTCGCGGAATAAGTACAACCGTCTGTCATGTTGTATGTGATAATTATTTTCTCCATAGTGTAGGTCCGCCCCAAGATTCCAGGTTCGTGGCATAACAATACAGAGGCACATAAAATTCTCTGTTATTTCTCGAATAGGCTTCTCCCTTTACGATAGTCCCGAAAGCATTTTCGCCGCCATTTTCGGGAATGTAATCCAGCCACGTCTGAAAGATATCGCGTCGAGATGTTTCTATCTCGTCCGCGGTTCCTTCATGGAAGATATATATCTCTGTATCATCGATCATTTCTTGATGTGATCTTGCAAAAGGATGATTTCCAATCGCGGAAGAAAAGTTAGAAATGCACGGCTCCGGAGCATTGAAGTTACGCTCGTAAACCATGCCTGCGTAGATTGCCAAACCCACAGCAGAAATTGCGATTAGGTTGCCTGCCAAATATCCGTAACGATCCATGTCGATTCCTTTGATATGTTATTTGAGTACTAATCTAAACCATTCCAATCGGACTGTCAACCGCATTTTGCCAAACGGCTACTCCGCATAAAATGAATTGAGCATCTCTTCAAGTTTGCCGATGACTTTTAGGTCTTCCTGAGCGTACGCATTTGCATACTGTTCGGTCATGTCAACACCGATTTGCGGTTTATAAATTACATGGTCAAAATGGCGGTCAGCTTCCCAATAGAGTTTACTCCGCAACAATTGGAGGGCATTTTCTACCGTTTCGATTTTTTCATCAAGTTCCATGTCGATTCCTTTGATATGTTATTTGTTATTTGAGTACTAATCTAAACCATTCCAATCGGACTGTCAACCACATTTTATCTACAAATTGGTCCAGAGAAAGTTTTTTCACAACGCACCACCATACAAAATAGCAGAAAGTCGCTCGATCTCAGCTTCCATATCAGGTACTGAAGCAATTCTTCGAGCATTTGCCTGGGACTGTACAAGATCAGGTGCATCATTACCGCCCTCGCTAATAAGTAGTCCGTTATCTACTTCCATTGTCGCTAGAGCGCCGAAGCCTCCGTGTTCTCCAAGAATGCTGCGGCAATTACATGGATGAGCATCGTCGGCAAAATGACCAGCCATCCAAGGACCAGATGTTCCGATCTCACGATCCCGTCTCATTTTTTCTATATCAAAATTCATTTTACTTAGCCTTTCATTGCCAAATCTCTTAATTCATTTCGCTGTTCGGTTGTGATTTTAGAGATGCTGTTGACCCATTCGGTTTTACAGAGAACACTTCCATCTGCGCGGAACCATCCTTTAGCATTTCGCTCTTCTGCCTTTTCAAGATATTTTTCAAATCTTTTTTCAGCTCGTGTCTTCCGCGATCTTTTAAGTTCTTCGTCTTTGTCTTGTACGCCAGCAATCATAGATTCGATGCTGCGAGTTCCACGTTTATGATTACACCGAGCGCAAGCCATTGCGTAGTTATCCCAATGGTCTTCGCCGCCTTTGGACCGAGGCTGTACATGTTCGATGGTTGCACTATTGTTACTACCGGATTCTGGCACACAATCGGTTCCACACCAGCAGCATTTCCAATTCTGAGCCTCGGAGAGTCGGCAACGGATATGAACCTTTCGAGCAACTTTCAGAGCGAGCCACATAAATTTGCTATCGACTAAGCCTTTCAAAAGATTTCGGACAGGATATTCATTGATAACATCAGGCAACGGGATATTTGTCATAGTTTTAGCTCTTTTAATTTGGTGTTTTCTTCTGACAATTCAAACATGAAATCCGAATTCGAACGGATCACACGTGAAAGCGCGGGCCCTGCTGGGTCGTTAAATTTCATGCCCGGATAATCTGCTCGCATTGCCTCTAGTAGTTCTGTCCAAAGAGCAGTTCTCATAAGCCCCTTCATTCCGAAACCCCAACAGCTTCTTCAAATTCACAGACGAGATCTTCGTAGAAAAGACAATCGGCAACATATTCCGAATCATAGTTGCTGTAAATTTCTTCCAGATAGTCTTGGTGTGCTTGTCGATCAGCAGCATGTTTTTCTTGTTTCCGTTCATCGGAAATTTCACCAGAGCAGGCTGCAAGTGCGAGGATTGAGGCTAAAACGAGATACTTCATAGTTTTTATTCCTTTTGTTGATATAAATACCATATAACAAGAGCAAACCAATGTCAATAGCAATTATGAATTTTTTTACGCTGATTAATCATCAACACTAGATTCGTTACAGTCAATTACAATAGAAATTGCTTTCTTTATTGCTTTATCCAACAAGCTGTCGCCTGTGCGTCCGTACGCATCAATTTGTTTCACCTGCAAACTTTCGATAACCATCTGTGTGAAATGATCGATGTCATCAACAGCAATTTGGTCATCATGTAACAATTCTGCAATATAATCGCTGTCTAGTTCAATGGGAAAAATTATCATGTATCATCGTCCTCATTTGCTTTATCTTTTGCAATGCGGTAGTCCGCGAGATCAGCATATATTGAATGATAAGGACCGTCCGGCAAATCAGAAACGGCATTAGCCAAATCATCGGCCGCCTTCACGAAATCGTCAAATACATCTTTTCGGATATATTGTGTGCATTTTCTATCTGGCAAATCATCCCAGCCACCCTTCATCACTTCATTCTTTTTCTGATCCATGAAGAACCATGACCATATTTTTTTCGGCATATCATTCATTTTATCGTTCCTTTTGCTATTATAAATACTATAAACCATAAGCAAAACAATGTAAATAGGGAAAATCATGTCAATAAGTCCAAATTATTTTTCACCACTTGAGTTCCAGGTGACTATAGACAGGTTGCCTAATGTGCAATTTTTCATCCAACAGTCTTCCATACCTTCAATTTCATCCGCGCCGGTCAAAGTGCCTAGTAGACTCAATTCAATATATCAACAAGGCGATGAAGTAGATTTCTCGAACCTCGAGTTGACATTTATACTAGATGAAAAATTACTAAATTATACGGAAATCTTTGATTGGATAATTGGTTCTAATTTTCCAAATACTCATAAACAGTTTAATGATTTAAACGATTCGAGATTTGGTTTATATTCTGATATAAGTATTCTTATAATGAATAGTAAAAAGAATCCCCATATCAGATTAACTTATAAAGAATGTTTCCCCATCAGCCTTAGCGACGTGTCACTGAATACTACCGAATCAGATGTTGTTTATCCACAAGCAACTGCAATATTCCAATACGATACATTCGCCATAGAGAGAGTTGATAAATAGTAATATAATATGAAAGGTTTATAAAATGTTAGATGTTGAAGAAATTGAAAAGATGTGGGCAGAAGATGCTATAATAAATGAAACCAATCTTGCCCAAGAAGGTTCAAAAATACCGCAACTCCACTCAAAATATTACAAATTGTATTTCCGTTCTGTAATGAAGATGAATAAACTAAAAGCCGATTTGAAAGTTCTCGAAAAAGATAAAACGGAATTCTATAATGGTACTATGGCAGAAGAAGATCTTAAAGATCGTGGCTGGAAACCAAATTCACTCAAAATACTGAGAAGTGATATGGACAAATATATCCAATCAGACCCAGACATAATAAAAATGTGCCTTAAAATCGACTATTACAACGGTCTTGCAAAATTCCTAGAAGACATCATCCGTCAGATAAACAACAGGAACTTCATTCTTAAAAATATGGTCGACTTTCTCAAGTTCCAAAGTGGCGGGTATTGATAGTGAATTGGTATAAAATATTCGAAGATGAAAGAGAACATTTCAGATCAGAAGCAAGAGAACTCTTAGAAGATGGCCATCATAAAGATTATGAGCTAGAAGATCTTGCCAGAGAACTTTACGAAAATCAATAAATACAATCATATACCGCCATATAATGGAGATAAGTCGTGTCTGAAAAAGTTGAAGTAGAAAAAATAGACGAAGTCTATATGAAAATAATTGGAGACCCAGGAACACTCCAAGAAATTTCAGAGTTCTTCTCATTTCAGCCGCCTGGTTTTCAATTTTCTCCAAAATATAAAGCACGTGTTTGGGATGGTTACATCCGTCTAGTAACTCCATTTAAACCATATCTTTATATAGGACTTCTGGGGTATCTTCGCCAATTCTGCGAAACCCGCGAGTATGATTTGATAGTAGATAATCAGCTTGAAGAATTTCCAGATATTCCAGACGATTATGGAACTAAATTTTCAAAAGAAATTGGTCTCACTAAGTTTGATCTTTACGACTATCAGAATGATTATATTGTAAATGCAATCAGAACTAAAAGATCACTAAGCCTATCTCCGACGAGTTCAGGCAAGTCGCTTATGCAATATCTTCTCGTGCAACATTATTACAGAACCTTCGAGCACCGTGCGCTTATAATTGTTCCTACAATTTCTCTTGTACATCAAATGGCTGGTGACTTCATTGACTACGGATGCGATCCTGATATGATATACAAAATTCAAGGCGGAGTCGACAAGAATACCGATCGTGTTGTGACTATATCTACTTGGCAGTCACTTCAGAAAATGGATTCAGATTGGTTCAATCAGTTCCGTGTCGTGATCGGAGACGAAGCTCACCTGTTCACCGGAAAGTCTCTCGCTGGAATTATGGAAAAATGCACAGAAGTTCCATACCGTTTTGGCTTCACTGGTACAATATCATCAGACAGCAAAACTCATAAATTAGTTCTTCAGGGATTATTCGGTGAAGTAAAAAGATATGTATCGACCAAAGACTTAATTGATAGCGGCACGGTTGCGAATTTCAAAATAAAAGGTTTGGTTCTAAATTATCCTATTGATATTAAAAAGAAATTTCGCACAGAAGTTAATAAACTCGAAAAGAATAAAAAATATCATGCCGAGCGAGAATTTATCGTAAATAACGAGAAAAGAAATATCTTTATCCGTAATCTTGTATGGTCGCTCAAGGATCAGAACAACTTAATTCTCTTTGAACTTGTAGAGAAACATGGTAAAGTCTTGGAGCCTCTCCTTCGGAGAGAAGATAGGCATCTTCATTTTATCCATGGTAGTACAAAGGGTGAAGAAAGAGAACGTATCCGGCATCTGATTGAAAACGACCCTGTCAAAAATCACGACATTCTTGCGAGCTCTGGAGTTTTCTCCACAGGTGTTTCGCTCAAAAGACTGGATAATTTGATACTTGTGAACGCAGGAAAATCTGAGATACGAAATCTCCAGTCTATTGGCCGTACGCTTCGAAAGGGAAATGGTGCGGATGATGCAACGCTTTATGACATTGCAGATGATCTTTCAGTTGGTTCGTACAAAAATTACACACTCGATCACTTCCGCAAGAGAATCGAAATATATTCTTCAGAGCAATTTCCGTTCAAAATCTTTAATATTGACTTAAAGTTCTAGTAGTATTATACCACCCAACCATCCTTGTTTTTATAAAGGATAAACCTATTATACCATAGGGCAGATCCACTGTCAACCCCTAAAATACATTCTCGACAAAAAGATTTAGGTTGACAGTACCGATAGAATAGTATATAATTATATTATTCACATAAAATTATAGGAGAGTTTAATGAAGTTCATTCGATGGATTTTGTCAAGTCAGAGAAGGTCCGACGCTAAATGGCGGTGCGTTGGCCTAGAGAATGAATACTCGTTTTTGCTTGCCGGATCAGATAAACCCAAAATTAAAAGACATGAAGACTCGCTGAATGCAGCGAGAAGGTATTGCGACCAGTTAAGTTGGTCTAAAATGAAGGAGCCGAAAGATGGATGATCTGCCACACCACCTTGAGGTGACGCTTTTCCAGTTGCTCAGTCTGTCCAATTGGTGTGACCGTGCTTACGCGGGCGAGATTGAGACTTGCCCAAGGGAGTTTTCACGAAGTGTCGTCGGAGCAATCATCAACGTGAGGGAAAGCCTGCCCCCTGAAATGGCAGCGCCGTGGGATGAAATGATGAAACGTATCCAGACCAATTATCGTGATGAACGCGGCGCTGACCATCCGGTGTTGACCAAAATAAATAAACTTGAGGAGAGAAAATATAATGGCTAGAAGAGCAAAAAGAAATTACATTAACAACCCGGATTTT